GATGAAACAAGTAATTTTATTTATATTGATATGAATAGTTTTATGCCAGAGCGGTATTACCGGTTAGAATTTAAAATACAGGATGGTATTTCGGAACAACGATTTGATGATGAATATTATTTCAAAGTAATTAGATAATGGCACAAAATAATAATATTTTAGCATTAGCGCCAAGTGGTATTAGGGTACCGGTACCAACACCGTATCCTAATAGTGTAATTCCATATATAGAAAATGGATTATTATATAAAACAAATCAAACCGAATTTGTTAGACGCGATGATAATGGCAATGTTTTATTAGAGCAAGGCAATACAAATAACCAAAATTTAGTTATAGAATCAGTTTCTCTATTTTATAACAATAAAAGTGTTATTGATAATATTGATACTAGATTTAAATATTTTAAATTTCCAATTGAAAATACAACGGAGATAGATATCAATATTGATTTAGATGACGAAATTAATGATCCTGTGTTTGCGAAATATGCGCCAAGCGCTGATTTTGATATTGAAAATGCACAAGATGCACCTGATATAAATTCGGTATTAATGGATAATGTTATTGGTGGTGATCCGCAAATTATTCCAAATAGTTATACGATTAATGAATTGATTAAAAATTCTGGGGCTGATTTACGAATGCGAATTCAATTAGAGCATGTTTTTAATTCACAAAATAACAACAATGGCGGTACAATATTTTTTTATTTAATGAAAATAGATAATAATGGAAATGTTGATAGAACGTTTAAACAATTACCAGATGGTGGATTATATCCCGATGGCCAGGTAATAACTAAAAATTATGATGTTGTTATTAATAATAATGATCTCAATGTAGGAGATCGTTTTCAAATTGGAGTTGATGCTGGACAAGAAGGGCATACGATAATAAGTTTAGGAAGTTTTTGGTCAATTACAAATAATGATTTAAATGTTGATATAAATAATAATTTAATTTTTACAGTTACAAATAATGAAGCAAACGTTGTCAGAAATAATAATATTATAAATTAATGTTATCACAATATAAAAATATCGATCGTATATTAACGGCGTCTGGGGCTATTAATGCAGAGCGGTATACTCGAAAACAATTAAATTTATTTAATACTAGTTATAATAGTTGGACTATAGAATCTGGGGTTGCTACTCAGCCCGATAACTATAAAACTGAATTGCATATATATTCAGGCGATGTGTGGTTAACAGGAAACCATCATGTACAACATACAACAGTATCATCATATTATGATGAATCAGGCAATCAAATTAGTTTAAATCAGCCGATATCGATTAATTTATACAATGAATTACAAGAGTTAGGAGTTAATCTAGGTACATATACATATGTATTAAATTTCTTTAAAAATTCAATTGGGAATTATGATACCCAATATTTAAAAATACAAGAAATTTCTCCAGATAGAACTGAATTAAAACTTAAATTAATTGACAATGAGAATTCTATAGGTATTGCTCAATTAGCATCATTTGCTGATGATATTCAAAATTCTCGAGCACAGACAAATATATCTAATGATATTTTACATCGTGTATTTTTATTAAATTTCAGTCAAAATAAAACTATACAATTTGTTAATAGCGTAGTTAACGCAGAATATTTATATGTAAAATTAATAGATCCACTGCCAGACGATATAGAAGTAGACTTTCGTACATGGGTCGTAGAAGAACGTAAACAGACTGTAGTTGATACGCTATCAATAATACCAGAATCGAAAATACGTACATTTAACCAACTAAAAGGCGCAAATTGGGATGCTATACCCGACTCGAATATATCTACAACTACTGATTTTAATTCGTGGACTAATATATTAACATCTGGATTACAAACATCTCAACAAATTATAGATTCGCAATTTTCCGGAAGTTTACGTGGTATGACATTAAATATCGATTATTCCGATTTTAATAATTTTGTGTTTTATGGTTCAGCTGCAAGTCGAATAGAAAATTTCAGAATAAAACTTGAATCAATTGAATATTATACATCTCAATCAATTCTTGTTTCACAAATAAGCGGAAGTGTTGCTGCAACTAATACACTTGATTTTCAAGGTTTAACACGTGAATTAATTGGATCATTTGATAATTTTGAAAAGTTTTTATATTATGAATCGTCATCTATTCAATTTAACAACGAAATACCACACCCGGCGCCAACGGTATCTGAAGTTACTGGGAGTTATATAACACCGGTACCAAAAATAAATTCTAATACTCCGTATGAAAATGTGTCAGTTAATAGTAATACATTTGAAACGTGGTATACTAATTTATTAGAATTAGCTATTAAATATGATTCATTTAATTTTAATTCATTAATAAATACTTTACCATATCAAGTACAATTACAAGTTAATAAAAGTGGATTAATTTCATTTATATACTTGTTAGGTCAACATTATGATATATTATATACATATATCAGTAACATGACTCAAATTAATTCACGTGAAGAAAATCCTAAATTAGGAATGCCAAATGAATTGTTATATTCAGTTGCAAAACAATTCGGATGGAATCTCATTGACGGGAAACAGGGAGATAAACTTTCCCAATATTTACTTGGAGTTAATGAAAATGGAGTGCCTATAACCGGTTCTAATTCAATTATTGGGACTGGTACTCCAACACGCGATATTACATTTAATACATGGCGTCGTATTGTAAATAACATTCCAGGTTTATTGAAGTCGAAAGGAACTAAACGAAGTATTCATACATTACTTGCATGTTATGGAATTCCGCAAAGTTTAATAACAATTAAAGAATATGGTGGTCCTCGTATTAATAGAAAACCAGTTTATGAAAAATTAAATTTTGACTATGCATTAGATTTAATTAATAATACTTCTGGAACAATTACTGTTGATTATAGCCAATCAATTAATAGTGTAGAATTACGGTTTCGTACTGACAATGTTTTAGATAATCCATTATTGCCAAATACAATGCATTTATATAGTATTGGTAATAATGATGTAACAATTGACTTTCAAAGTGGCACATATGGTAATATTTTAATTAATGGAACAGCTTCAGCAGCTTTTGAAATGTTTAATGGCGATTGGATAAATACGATATTACGTACTTCTGGAAGTTTATTAGAAATAGAAGCAAAAAAATCTAAATATGGAAAAATTGTTTCGTCTGTGTCAGCTAGTGCTACGTCTTCATTTTCAAACCCAGGTACATTGAGTATAGGCGGCACGAGCCCTGGAGCTGTTAGATTACAAGGACAACTCCAAGAATTACGTTTGTGGAATACATCATTAGAAAATGAACCGTTTGCAAACCATACTAAAGCGCCGAGTTCATATGATGGTAATATCAATGCATATGACGAATTAGTATTTAGATTACCATTAACACAGAAAATTAATCATACATTTACTTCTAGTATTACCGGCGTAGAACCAAATTTATCTACGATATCTGCATCATTTTCTGGTTGGAGTACGGATGAGCCATATGATTCTATAGAAGAAATATATTATCATGATGCAATATCATTAGCAGCTGGGACATATGATGATAACAAGATACGACTAACTGATAATGAATTAATAGGCAATCTGGATGTTGCGACGCGCGGGACTAGAGCAGCCTCAATCGATGGGCCAATAGATAGTAAAAAATTAGGAGTATACTTTTCACCACAAACAATGATTGATGAAGATATAATTTCACAATTAGGGTTTACAATATTGGATGATTATATCGGAGATCCAGGTAATAATGAACGGTTTTCATATCCTAGATTAACTCAACAATCATTGAATTATTGGAAAAAATATGAACAAAGCAATGATATTAATTCATATATTCGAATATTTTCATTGTTTGATTTATCATTTTTCCATCAAATAAAACAATTAATTCCTGCACGTGTTGATTCAATTACAGGCGTATTAATACAACCGAATTTATTAGAAAGAAGTAAAGATACATCATTGCCAACTGTAGAACGACATGTTTCTACATATGAAATGAATTTAGATTTAACAAATAGTGGTACGAATACCTCTGCAGATTTTAATGTAATTGACACATCGTTTAATATATTATCTGATAATTTTATAACTTCTACATATGAAGATATCACAGGAAATATAATAATTTCTTCTGATTCATTAAATACAACTAATTTATTAATTGCAGCAATACAAAAATCAGCTTTATCAGAAGTTTCCATTAATACTAGCGGGAATCCAGCTGAGTTTCAAGATTATTTACCAATTGGGTTAAATAATTTATATTATAATGGTACTAAAATATCATCTCCAGATTTTAATATTTCATCTGGCGATACTATAGACAATGGTCCGGTAGTTGAAACTACAATTGTTAATGGTAATCAAATAATTAATGTAAATAATAATCAAAATACTGGTAACTTTAATAATTCAATAACTTCGCCGGTAACGAATATATCTCGAGATATTTCGAGATAATCTCGAAATTAACAATATTGTTCATAAAAAAATAAAATAAATTTAAATAACATGTAAATTTACATATTTTTAACTAATTTAATTGTGTATATATTTATATAAAAAAGAAAGAATATGGGATATTTAGATAATAGTAGTATCACAGTAGATGCTATATTAACATTAAAAGGACGTGAATTACTCTCAAAAGGTGATGGTTCATTCAATATTGTACAATTTGCTTTAGGGGATGATGAAATTGATTATAAATTATGGAATCCAGATCATCCATTAGGAACTGATTATTATGGAACATTGATTGAAAATATGCCAATTACGGAAGCAATACCAGATGATACACAAGCATTACGATATAAATTAATTACATTACCAAAACAAAGTTCATATATACCAGTTGTGTCTGTAGGTAATACAAGTATAACATTGGGAGGATCTCAATCATCTAATATTAGTCCTAATACTACTTTAAATGGTAATAATAACTTTGGCTATACTGCCATTTTAAGTGATTCTACCGTAGCAACATTATCAGTTAGTCAACCAGTTGCCGGTAACGTTGCCCCCGCAGAATTAGGAGTAAATCAAGACGCACAGAGTGTTGCGGAAGTTGGATTTGCATTTAATATAACTGGTAAACAATTAACAAACCAGAAAACTGCTACTATTACTATTATTGGAAATGAAACCGGGGGATCTGTAACAATTAATTTAACAGTTACTCCTATTACTCCGGCAAGAAATGCTGGCAATTAAAAAATAAATGTGATTATGAAAATTTCAATATTAAAATTAAAACAACAAAGTAAAATCGGTCAAACGTTCAGACCAGGAACGAGGCTCGTACGTAGTACTATTCCTCCTGTTGTATCTGCAGGCGAGTCTCCTGATTTTGGTCAAGAATTAAACCCATCAACGGGCAACCAACAACCTCAACCAACTCCGAAAATATCTACCGATACATATACAGTTTTTGAACCAAGCGATATAGTTACAAATTCAAAACAAACAATAACATCTGGATTATGGTCTGGCGATTTGGCGTCTTTAACAACACTATTTACATCTTCTACTCAGACAATATCACAACGCAGATATTATGTTGATATATATGATGATAATCCTAATAATGACGGGTCTGCAACACAATTTTCTATTGCATATGGCCACGCATTAGGGTCTGGCTCGTCTAATTTAGGTACCGAAGAAAATCCAGCAAGTCGAGCGATATATTCGCAATATAGAAATTTATTATTAGAAAAAAATGCAAACCGATTTATTACTGAAAATTCTGGTAGTACTGATTCTATCTATGTTATCAATATTAAACGTAATCGGGTAAAAGAACGTTTAGATGAAGGTAACTTTGAATTGCCATTAGTTAATATCAATAGCCGAGGTTTAAATGCAACTGGATCTGTTAGTGTTGGTAGTTCTATAATAACATTAATTGATGATTCATCGGAATCTAACGCAACAATTGGTTCTTCGGGGCGTGTTTATAATATTGTATCTGGATCTTTAAGTAATGGTATTTATAATACTTCGTCGCCGGATTATTATGGATTATTTTATCCTGATTATGGTATAATGGTATTAGATGGCAATGTTTTAGATCAGCAATTAGCATTTGACACTAATATAACTTCAGATAGCGAAGGCAGTAATCATTTTAGTTTGTTTCATTCAATTTCAGGATCCAATATTGGATTTCAAGCAAGAAATTCTCAACAAATAACAAGTGCAAATTACTTCGTACGAGTTAAAAATGGACAATATAATTTTTCAAATAACCCTTCATATACAACTGGATCGGATGGGTTACTTTCACAAAGTGATTTTATAGGAAATCCAAAAAGTTATATAACTACAATTGGATTATATAACGAACGAAATGAATTATTAGCAGTGTCTAAATTAAGTAAACCAATATTAAAATCATTTGAACGTGAACAATTAATTCGAGTGAAATTAGATTATTAATATACAATACTATATTTTAAGCCCGTTATATTTATAATAAAGTATAACGGGTTTTTACTATGTCAATGATAAATCTTCTAGAAACAATCGATAATACGACAGTTACTCCATATACTCGTATTCAACAAAATGATATTTCGGTTATTCCATTTAAAGCATATCGTACATGGTCATTTAATAGTAGTAGCAATTCTAGTTATATGTCGCCATTACGCGGTATATATGTTGATGGATTGCCTCCAATTAGTAGTAGTATACCATTTAATGATGCTATTAATGCTAATGGATCATATCAATTTACAATTTATAATTCTATTAATCATTTATTTTATAAAAGATCAAATCAACCATATAATACATTCGGACAAAATAATATAAACCGAACATTTAAGAAATTGTTTGTATCTGCATCTGTTTTTTCAATTCCACAACAACGTGTTGGCGAAGGAATAAAGCCTGGATCATTTAATATACAAGGAGATTTTTTAACAGCTACACAATATGGAACAGCCGTATATGGTACAGGTACTTATGGACAATTGGGGGCTCCTGCCAACTTCGAAGTTGCAAATTTTAATATACAATCAGATCGGTATGGGAATTTGTATGATGTTGCATATAATACAGCTTCCATAGTCCCAGGCAATATGTATTATGAAGGATTCAATGAATATTTTGACACTTCCAGAATTAATTATAATATATCAAATGTAGAATTTGTACCAGGCATACCAACTGTAACGGGATTATCAGCGAGTGTAGGGTTAGCTGGGAAATTTAATGGAACATCATATATGACTCGATCGATTGATGGGTTATATAATAGAAATAATGATTATGCAATTTCACTGTTTATTTCTGCATCTAATTCAGGAAGTAATAATCAATTGATAATTGGAAAGTCGCAGTCTGAATCGATATATCAATATCCATTTAAATTAATGTTAAGCTCAAGCAATCAAATAATTGCGAGTGCTGCTGGTGCGTCGAATTATATAACCCAAATAACAAGTTCTGCTACAGTGACGGACTGGACTCATGTTGTATTAAATAAAACGGGTAGTAATTTACAATTATATATTGATGGTGTATTAGAAAATGGTATTAATAGTAATTTATTACAACCAATATCTAATCCATTATCAGCTAGTGCTAGAATCGATAATACAGATGACTTATATATAGGCGGATATAACCCGAATAGTTTTAATTTAACGGGTCATTTAGATGAAATAAGGATATTTAACCAGTCACTTTCAACTAGCAGTATTAGTGCGTTAAATGACCGAGACGAGGCTACCATGGGATTCATACAAACCAATCATGTTGGCAATGTTTTCGAAAAACAAGGGTTAGTGGTTTTATCTAGTATCGATTACCGATATCAATATATATTAGATTCATCATATAGTGCAAGTTATCAAAGCACAATGACAATTTATGAAATGGGTGTAATAGCCCGCGCAGATAAGGGCACATTAAACGTTTCAAGTAATCCAACTACATTATTAGATGATGATTTTACAATTGAATCATTTGCCACTGGTAGTGATTTTCAACCATATATTACTACTATAGGTCTATATAATGATCGCAATGAAATGGTAGCGGTTGCTAAATTAGCACAACCAATTAAAAAGCGTGAAGATGTAGATGTTAATTTTTTAATACGAATTGATTTAGATAAAAATTTACCGACATTATGATACATTTTTCTAAAATATTACAAGAAATTTCTACGGATAATATTAATAGTTTATTAGATAAAATAAAAAATAAACAATTTAAATTTTTTGATAAAGGTGCAAATGGCCGAGTTTATGAAATTAACGAAACAGATTATTTATTTAAAATTACAACTGAAATAGAAGAATATCGGGTTGCTGAAATAATTTTGAATAAATATAATATATTCAATTGTTTTATTCCAGTTTATTATGTTGATGGTCAACGAATGTATATTATGAGTAAAGCTACCCCGTTGTCGAGCCAAGTATCACAAAATTTAGAATTATTTTATACCCAATTTAAAAATTGGAGGCGTGAAGTAGGCGGAGAAAAAAGTGTATTTGAATTTATCCGTACGGATAATGTAGTAGATATTGATTCTCGAATAATTAATTTTGTTAATGCATTGCAACAAAACGTGCAACGCATTGGCATACCGGAATTTGATTTAGATATAGATTTTAGGCCTAGTAATATAATGCAATGGAATGGAAATTTAGTAATGATTGATTGGTAATATTTATATATAAAAAGATATGAAATTTAATAGTGATAATTTATTAGAAGAGATTATACGGAAACATTTAATTGAGCAAAAAATCAGAACAGATACTAATTTAGCTCGCATTGGAAAAAAGACAGCTTATGGCTCAATAGAAACTGGAGGACAAAGTCCCGCAGATACCGCGTTTTTTAATAATATCAAAAAAATCAAAAAACAAGGCCATTCGAATAACAGACCATGGATGAAATTATTATCTGATGTCTCTAAAAGTAATGCGTCTGAACTTGAAAGAATCGACGCAGCAAAAAATTTAATTAGTAAGAATGCTTCTAATTTAATCGGCAAACATGACAGAAATAGTAGACCGAAAGACTATTCTGTGATTGTATCAGCGCCACAAGAATATAAAAGTAACCGAGAAAAATCAGCTGAAATTGACTATCAACAAAAAGGTAAAATACTATATACGATCGTATATATAAAAAATCAAGATATTAAAGACGATGTTAGACCTAAATGGGGTAAAATAAATAATTTAAAAATTTATAATTTCGATCAAATTGATGCCTTAAAATTATCACCAGCAGAAGAAGAAGAAATAAAAGATAAAATGCAACAAACATCGGATCCGTCAAACGAAAAACCAACCGATGATGCATCTCCAGAAGCCGTAGAAAAACAGGTTAATAATCAGTTTATAACTAAAAAATCTCAATTAAATAATTTAGGAATTACAGGCGAATCGGCTAAAAATCTTCAACGAGCAATGTATACATTTGGTATGAAAGAAACATTTTCTACTCCTGACGATGACATTAAAAAAACCAATCAGTGGAAAAATTTTGTAGCTGCTAGTTGGAATACGAATCGAGCTCGGGGTGATTGGGATGGTGATGTTGGCAGAAGAACACGAGATCTTATTGAGATATTTAAAGCTGGCTTCGAAGTTGAAACAGATCAAGATTTATATAAAAAATTACAAGATGCAATTAATAAAATACAGCCAAATTTAACAGAATCTAGATTATACAAAATATCAGAACAATTTAACGCAAAAAAGGCTCTGGAAAAAAGTAAAGAATTAAGCCAATCGAAAGGATCTGCGAGTAGCAGTACTCAAAGAACATCATCTCGCAAATCAACATCGAAACCTTGGAACTGTGTATTAGATGCCGCAACAGAAGCATCTAGTATATACTTGAAAGATGGATCAGAAAAACAGACTTCAATTACATCTCAGTGGATTAAAAACAACAAACAAGATATTACGTATATAACATTTGATCAAAATGATAAAAAATATACATATTATCCAGATGGTACTGGATTTCTTGGTTATAGTTCCACCAGAAGTATGAATAAACAACAATATACATGTAACCATGGCGTTTTAAAATATTTTAAATCTCGAGTTAACAAAGACGTTTTTGAATATCGAGCCAATGTTGCCGATCGCGCGAATACAGATACGAATTTAGCCGGTACCAAAAGTATATCGAGAATAATTTATGACGCAGCAGTGTTCTTAAAAGATTTTTGGGCAGGTAAAGATCTTAATAATTATATAGAATCATGGTATAAACCATTTACGGGCGAGCTCGGGTTTAAATTGGCAGAGTGGCGCGATTCATGGGGGTATGTATTTGATGGCAGTATACCAGATGAAGAAGTTGTAGATGATTATGATTCAGCTGTTAGTGAAATGATTGGGTTATTAAAAAAACAAATTGAGAAAATGCGTAACACTGAATTTTATGGCATGATGGATGCATTATATAATATTTCACCTGGTGAGATTAACCAACTAGATACGCTGCAAAAATTGCAGCGTGATGTGACAACACAAGCTGGCGATGAAATTTTCAATCAAGTATACTCAGACCAATTTAAAATACGTATCTTTGAATTAGATGAAAATAAATTATTTTCGACTGAGACGTTTAAAAAGAAACCACAGATTACAACAAGTCGTGTAGCTATAGATTACGAATAATAAATAAAAAAAGTTTAAACAAGTTATGCCTAGAAATCATTGGAATTCAACTAGTAAAACGCGCCAAGCCGCATATAAATATGGTTATAAATCTGGATTAGAATTATCTGTATCAGAGCAGATAACTGCTGCAGATTATCCATTATGTTATGAAACTGAAACGCTTCATTATATAGTTCCGGAGTCTAAACATAAATATACTCCGGATTTTATTTTTACCAAACGAAATGGTGAATTTATGTATATTGAAACTAAAGGACGATGGACTGCTACAGATCGTAAAAAAATGAAACATGTTTTACATTCAAACCCTGATATTGATATTCGAATTATATTCCAAAATCCAAACCAACGTATATCAAAAACAAGTAAAACTACATATGAAAAATATGCAAATAAATTAGGTATTAAACATGTTGCAAAGCGAGACATTCCAAAGGAATGGCTAGAAGAATGCGTAAAAAATGGAGAAATTCCAAATAATCCTAAGAAATTTTTCGAATAAAGGTTGGATTTTAAAATTTAAATTATTATTTTTTTTATAATTAATGAAAAGTTAATTAATTTAACTGATTGAATGAAATTAAATTTATAAATTTAATGTAATGAGATCGTTAGACCATTAATGAAATGATTGTGTCTGACATATATTAATATATTATCAAAGCCATATATTTTGGATATATCAGTATTTTTCTTATAATAATAATATGGCAAATCAAAGATTACTGCAGTTATTAGAATCAGTACTGGGTAAAGGTAAATCAACGTCAGGCGATAACGTAGCATTCTTTTCTCCATTTAAATCACATTATAAACCTAAATTAGAAATTAATTTAAATACAACTGAAACTGGAGAAAATCCATGGCATTGTTGGATATCAGATTGTAAAGGGCGTAGTATATATAGTTTATTTAAACAATTACAACTATCACGTGAAAAATTTGATCAATTAGAACGAATTATTAAAACATCTCGATACCAGACTAAATCAGAAGTTACTAAAACAAAAGAATTACTTCAATTACCAGTTGATTATAAACCATTATGGATACATAGATCTACTCCAGACTACCGTAATGCTATTTCATATATAAAGTCACGCGACGTTTCAGTATTTGATATAATTCGATATCGAATTGGTTACTGTGAAACTGGCCCATATTCTGGTAAAATAATTATTCCTAGCTACGATAGCCATGGCCAATTAAATTATTTTGTTAGTCGAGCGGTTTATCGAGCAGATTGGCAGAAACATAAAAATCCAAAAGTATCTAAAGATATAATAGGATTTGAAATGATGATTAATTGGAATGAACCGGTAATATTATGCGAAGGAGCTTTCGATGCAATTGCGATTAAACGAAATGCATTACCATTATTCGGTAAAATAATACAACCAACATTAAGAAAAAAAATAATACAAGAACGCGTACAGGATATATATATTTGTCTAGATAAAGACGCAATTCGAAATGCATTAGATATAGCAGATAATTTCATGAAAGAAGGGTTAAATGTATATTTTGTAGAATTACATGATCAGGATGCATCTGAATTAGGTTTTGAAACAATAACAGAAATTATTTCGAATACAGACAAATTAACATTTCAATCATTAATTAATTATCAAATGGGTATTTTATGGAAATAAAACGTTTAGATATCGGGATCGACGAGATAACAAACATATTTCATATTAGCGATATACATATAAGAACATTGAAGCGACATCGAGAATACCGAGAAGTATTTGAAACTACAATGTCAAAAATTAAACAACATGCTAACGAAAAGAGTTGTTGTATAATTACCGGAGATATTGTTCATAGTAAATTGGATATGAGTCCAGAATTAGTAAAAATGTTAACTGAATTTTTCAACATGTTTACTATACCTACTATAGTTATACTAGGTAATCACGACATGAATCTTAACAATATTCATCGTATTGATGCATTATCGCCAATATTGGATGTAATACAAAATAAAAATATACATTTTATAAAAGAAAATGCTGTATATGAAATTGCCAATGTTTTATTCAATCATATGGCAGTAGACGTGCCGCCTGATCAATATATCCAAGCAGCTGATATTAATTCAGATAAATATAAAATTGCATTGCATCATGGAGCGGTACATTCTGCTAAAACCGATATCGGTTATGAAATATCAAATAAACATGTAAAAACAGATATTTTTAATGGACATGATCTAGTATTATTAGGAGATATTCACAAATCAAATCAAACTTTACAGTCATATAATATAAATAATAATATTAAAAAACCATTAATAAAATATGTAGGATCACTCATCCAGCAAAATCATGGAGAATCATTAGAACACGGAATATTACATTGGAATTTAATAGATCATACGTCTGAATTTATAGAAATACCTAATGATTATGGGTATATAACATTCGAATTAGAAGGAACTACTATTATTTCTGCCCCCAAACGAATACCAAACAAACCGCGCGTACGTATAAAATTTAATAATACAGATGCAGCGGATATGAAAAAATTTATAACTACACTTCGGTCTAAATATCATATTCAAGATATATCAATTCAACGCAATAATTCTGCAAATAATAACAATGAGATATCTAATATAACTATAGGCGACGTACGAGATGTTGAATATCAAAATAATTTAATAACTGAATATTTACATAATAATAACCCGGACATTACGGAAGATGAATTAGATGCAGTAAGACATATTAATCGTACAATAAATACTAAATTACCTACATTAGAATCAATTAGACACGTAACATGGACGCCAATATCATTTGAATTTGAAAACATGTTTTCATATGGAGAGAATAATTTAATTGATTTTACAAAAATATCAGATGTTACTGGATTATTTGCTCCTAATACTTCTGGTAAATCTAGTTTATTAGATTCAATAACATATACTATATTTGATAAATGTAGCAAAACAAGTAAAGCAAAAGAAGTTTTAAATACACAAAAATCTTCTTTCTATGGAAAATTTAAATTTAAAATTAATGATATATTATATACTATTCACCGAAAAGGAATTAAACAAAAATCAGGTCATGTCAAAGTTAATGTGAATTTTTCCACTGAGTCTGAAAATTTAAATGGTGAAGAGCGTAGTGAAACAAATAAAAATATTCGAAAATATTTAGGTACATATGATGATTTCATATTAACTGCATTTTCATTACAGTCGGATAGTAATAATTTTATTGATAAATCACAACGAGAACGTAAAGATTTATTATCACAATTTTTAGATATAACTGTATTTGAACAAATTTATCAGTTAGCTAATAATGATATCAAAGAAACTGCAGGCAAGTTACGCGAATACAAAAAAACAGATTTTGCAGAAATAATAACAATGTCAGATAATATTATTAATAGTAATAAAGATTTTATTATCGAATGTGAAACATCAGAGTCAATTTTATCAACTCAACGAAATGATTTACAAAATAAAATTTTAAATTTAATTGAATCTAAACAAGCAACAACATATAATGGTCCTAATATTTCAATATTAGAACAAAATGAAATATCTTTAATTGAAAATATAGAATTATTACAAGAACAAATTACTGATAAAGAATTACAAATTGAATCATATGATACAAATATAAAATCCAAACGTTCAAAATTAAAACAATATGATATTAATTTTATAAATAAGCAAGTAGATATATTTAATGAATGTCAATCAAACTATGATGAGACCAATAGAAAAATTAAACAAATTCAAACAGATATTGATATTAAACAAAGAAAAATCGATCATTTATCCGAACATGAATATGACCCAAACTGTACATATTGCGTCTCTAACATATTCGTTCAAGATGCATACAAAGCCCAGGATGAAATTGAAATGGATAAATCTATACTAGAAAAATTATCTAATAATTTATTAGAATTACAAGATAATATCAATGAATTACAACAATACGCTATTGACAAAAAAAATATTAATGATTTAAAAATAGAAATTGAAAATAGTGTAAATCAAATAGAAAGATCAGAATTAGAACTTCAAATTATTGAAAATGAGTTACAAACAAAAGAGTCTGAACTAGAATCATGTCATGAGCGACAAGAACATTTTCATAAAAATAAAACTGCTATAGAATTTAATACAAAAATAGAACAACAAATTCAATTATTAAAAAATGATATTGAAACAAAAAATTCTAAATTAAAATATATTTCAGATCAAATTAAATCTAAATATGGAGAAATTGAAGTAGCTCGAACTAACAAGAAAAATGCACTCAGTCAACTTGAAAAATATAAACAATTAGATACTGAATACCGCGCATTTGAATATTATTTAAAATCAATTAGTCGAAACGGAGTTCCATATGATTTAGTTGCAATGGCAATTCCTAAAATTGAATCTGAAATAAACAATGTACTCAATCAAATTGTAGATTTTAATATTGTATTACATACGGATGGTAAAAATATTAATGGTTATATTGTATACGATGAACAAAACAGCTGGCCATTAGAATTAAGCAGCGGTATGGAACGATTTGTTTCTAGTTTAGCTATAAGGATTGGACTTATCAATGTATCGGCCTTACCCCGTCCTAATTTTATTGCAATCGATGAAGGGTTCGGAACACTAGATGCAGAACACGTAATTTCATTACAAAGTTTATTTGAATATTTAAGAACGAAATTTGATTTTTCGATTATTATATCCCATGTTGAGTCAATGTGCGATATGGTAGACAATTTATTAGAAGTCAATAAAGAAGACGGATTTAGTAAAATTTGCAATATATAATATAAATTATAATGATTAAATATTGATGATATTTATTTATAAAATATATAGATACAATGCAAAAGAAAACTACAATAAAGCGAGGATTAATTGATATTCCAGTTTATGAAACTGATACATCATTAACTTCGCCCGATTATTTTGCAATTACCGAATTTCCCAATCGATTAACTGCGGGCAAAAATATAATTAAATTACGAGGTAATCCAAATATATTTCAGCCAGGTACACAATTACAAGTAGAAGTTTTAGATTATAATAATGATCCTATATATAGTGAGTTTTTAACTACATTTATTGACGAAGATAATTCTCGTGTAATTGTAATTTATATATATACAGATACATCGCCAGGTGACGCTACTATTACATTATTAAGTACATTAAAAAATATACCACCAGAATGGCAAAATAAACCTAATATTAAATGGTCTCGCAACGTTGCAGTTAATCCAACGGCGAATAATATAACAGATATAATTTTCGAAACACCGCCGACAGTTAACATAACTGAACAAGTAGGGGTGCAATTGAATCGATCATATACAACACAACAATTTACACAATATTCAGACGGTCAAATATCATTTATCGATCGTAATTCAACACCAATTGCCATTATTCAAGGTGGAGAATTTAACTCAGACATGAAAGGCGGTACATTAACAGTATCGTCCCCACAAAATTCGCAACCAACGCCGAATATTAATATTAATAATAATGAATATACGAGTACTATTAAAAAAGTATTATCATCTAATTCAATTGAATTGGATTCTAGATATATTGTTTTTTCTAGTCAAAGTTTATTTTCTCATGTATATAATAGTTTCGATTTATCAAATTATACAATTGATTATGAAGAAACCCCTGTGTATACACCGACTCAAAATTCAGAATCATTTGCATTTATAGAAATAGAAGGATTAGACCCGGCAGCAGGAGATGTAAATCGAATTAAAGTTTATATATCAGGCGAAGGTACTGTTGGAACATATGAATTAATTAATGATATAGAATTAGAAGAAACAGATATTTTTGTGCCGTCTACATCTAGTATAACACCATATGTTAATATCGGCGAAATAACAAGTCAATCGATAATTGATTCATATTGGAACGGAGTTACATACACAGGAAAATCTACTTCAACATCTCCCACATTAACATATGAATCCAGTAGTTTAAATAATGCATTATCAGTTGTACCTACAGTTAATATTCCTAGGAAAAATGATGTATATTTATTACAAGTATCAGAATCAATATCTGGTAAATTTATAAAAAATGCTCAATATAAAGTTTCATTTGATGCAATTGCAAATAAACATGTTACGAGTAATAATCAAAATCCAAGAATTCATGTATACATGAGTGGTAGTTCATTTAATTATGATGTTACTGATTATTATAATCAAGAATTACCAAAAAAAGTTGGAAAAAAAATTGGTGAATTAGAAATTAAATCTACATCACAAAGAATCGATGATAAAACATTTTATTTTAATGCAGACAATACCGGTACCGGTATTTTAATTTTTATTATCGAATCGGGAGCGTGGTCATTTTCTGATATCAGAACCACTACAGACAACGATCCTGGCTATACGCCAAACTATACGCGTTTTAGAACCGAAATTCCGACAAAACATAAATCTGGAAACCAATTATCATTTAAAATTGAATATTATAATATTAATGGAGACCGTAGTCAATTAATCACATTTAAACGAAATCTAGATTGGTCGGGGGGAAATCGATATATTGACGGGGACTTTTCCATGATAACTGGCTCATTATATGTCGCAGATTCACTTGAAACTGGAATCGCGATATCAGGGTTATCTGGTACCGGATTTATTAGAAGTTTAGGGTATTCTGGATTT